TTTTGGAAGCGTCACAAGACAGCTATCAATTTCGATAATGTACTAGACTTGGTTATCAGCATTAAGAATAGTGCTGCTTATCGAGAAATGCAGATAAAGAAAGAGAAGGAAAACGATGTTTAATCCACGAGACCACTTCATTAACCTCAAAGGCAAGCAATACTTGCCAGTCGCAGCTCGCATTGCTTGGTTCAGAGAAGACCATGTAGACTGGACGATTAATACCTACCCTGTGCCCGATCTTTCGGGCACAGACTTCTGTACATTTGCAGCTGAGATTCTTGATGACGAAAGCAAACTAATTGCTAAAGGGCACAAGACAGAACACGAAAAACACTTTGCAGATTATAGAGAGAAGGCAGAGACGGGCGCGATCGGTCGTGCATTAGCACTATGCGGTTACGGCACGTTGTTTGCTCAAGAGTTAGAAGAGCCGATTACTCCTGCTGGTGACATGCGGATTGTTGACACACCACAACCCACGAAGGCAACACTAACACCGGGCAAGCAGTTTGCTTTTGAGTGTAAACGAATATGGGGAGCAGGTATCACGCCAACTGATATGAAGCGAGTGTTCTTCAAGTTAGCTGGACACAATGATACAAGTGATGCAAACCTGAAACTCGTCATTGAAGTGTTATCAGGATTCAACACACCCGAAGAAGCAGAAGCAGTATTTTTGACAATAGAAGATGAGGGACTCAATGGACAAATCTAAATTTGACATTATTGGAGATAGTTACTACGAGATTGAGACCGGCGAATATGCCGGTCCAGTTGACGGCTGGCTTGGTGAAGAACTGGCATCAGAAGACCAAGTGCTGCTTGCTATGCAAAAGTTATTGCAATACGAAACAGAACTCAAAGCCCAGCAACTTGCAATGCAATCTGTTGTTGAGCGTACCAAAGCTATGGTCAAGGACAAAGAACGTAAAGTCCAATGGATACAAGCGCGGTACGGCGCACAGATTGCTGACTTTGCTAAGAAACAGCTGACTGGCAAGGCAAAAACATGGAAGTGTCCTTGGGGTCAAGTGTCGTTCAGAACATCAACACCTTCATTCTCAATCCTTGATGAAGAGAAAGCATCTTATGTCATTCCATTGACACTGGATGCCATCAAGATTGAGCATAAAGTTTATAAAAGCAAGATCCCAAGAGAAGTTCAGCTTACGCTTGTCGAGCAATACCCTGAATTGTTCAGCATGACAGAGGCAACTGAAAACTTCACAGTAAAAGCATTGACAGCAACAGACACAGAGGAGTAAGATTGCTGTGCTCCGTAACTATATCCAACGGAGTACAACTACCAAATGAAGGACCACGGACATCAACACCGTGGTCCTTTTGCCCCCATTAAGGAATGAGAATGAGTGACCAATTAGTTTACATAAACAACATATCTAACTCAGTAAACATATCTGAGGTTGGAATGATTTTCAGCCAAGACTTGGAATACGACGAGTGGTATCGCTTAATGCAGACGCTAGGGCGTTTGGAAACAGCATTCCAATTTGCCATAGGTGACGCACTTAACTACGGGATGTCTAAGTATGGAGAGAAATACTCCAATGCAATTGACGCTACTGGATTTGCTTATCAATCCTTAGCAAACTGGACGTGGGTTAGTAAAAGCGTTCCAATTGATAACCGTGTGTCGGGATTGTCGTGGTCTCATCATCGTGCTGTAGCAACGTGCCAGCAATCCGAGCAACAGTCTTTATTGAAATCTGCACAAGCACGAGGCATTAGTGCTTCAGACTTACTCAATGAAATTCAAGGTGAGCCTGAAGATAAGAAGCCGACTAAGTCAATTTCAATTCCTCCGGGCTGGACTGTTGATGATGCTAACAAAGCATTGGAAATGATCAGCTCATACAAAGATGGACTCAATGCACTTTGTGACGCAATAGAGACAAAAACAGAATCAGTGCAAAGATATTGCGCTGAATGCCCACACAATAACTAGAGGTAAAACATGATTACAGTATTTAATGGCAAGTCGTTTGGCTTGTCAGGTGAGCGTTCGTCTGGCTTTGTTCAGATAGACCGATTACTAGTTGACCACTTAGCATCATTTACTCCATCTGGGTTTGTAGTGTTCATGGCGATTGTCATGCACGTTGACAACGACGGATACTGCTGGCCTAGTGTCAAGCGACTTGTCGAGTGTACTGGATTATCAGAGACCACAGTCAAGACTGCATTACATTACCTAACCGGGATGAGGATAAACGACAAACGTATCCTTGCAGTCAACCCTAGAACTTCCCCAAGCGGGAGAACAACCAGCAATGGCTATAAGTTATTCCCTGACTCGATAAACCATGCCGGGGAACGCAATGTCGTGACTGCTGGTTCAACCAAGACAGAGAAGGCTAAGGAGGAGGATCCAGCATATCCACTGTATAAGGCATTTAAGCAAGTGCGATATGGATTTAATCCCGAAGCCACCATCACTGACAAGGAATGGAAAAGTGTACGCCTGACTATATGGGAGATGCACAAAGCTGGTGTAACACAAGAACAAATAGAACAGAGAGTTAAAATCCTCCTTGGCAAGTGGAGGAATCAAGATATGATTACAGTCCGATCACTGTGGAAGCATTGGGAAACATATGCTAACCCAGAGCTTGGTAAATTTTGCAACACTAATACAACTATTGAGGAGTGGTTTAAATGACAGCAACAGACAAGTTATTGGCGGTACTTTCACAACTGCCTAGTTCGATTCAATGGAATGAGACAAGCCAGACCGTATACCGAGTGGCCATAGCTGGCTGTAATGATGACGATATTACTTATGGACTTAGGCGGATACTGACAAGAGCTAAGTTTCGCCCGACACCATCAGAAGTATTGTTGGCAATAGCGATTATAAAGTACGGCGACTTCCCACCGCAGTCAGTTACGCATGAAATCGCTGACGCTATACGGCTAGGTACCCCAACGCATAAACTTCATCCGACTATTCAAATGGTTGTCGGTAAGACTGGTGGGTTGAAAGCGTGGAGAGTAGAGCCACCAGTCAAAGGCCAGCAACTACAAGACGTGATTAACGACGTGCTACTAATAAGGATAACGGAGTATATGGATGAGCAACGTTCAGAATAAAAGCTTAGGATTCAATATCGAGGTTCCATCGGATGTTATGAGTGAGCAATCGCTCATAGCATCTGTTCTTTTAGGGGGCAACAGATTATTTAGATCGCTTACTGCTATAGATAAATCAATGTTCTACAGAGTCGCACACAGTTTGATATGGGATGCGTACATTGCTATTGATAAAGCTGGGCAGGACATAGATATTGTTACGGTCAATGAGGAACTGACAAAGCGTAATGCACTGGAAGCATGTGGTGGACTAGGCTATGTAATGCAGTGTGCTGACCTGTTGCCAACAACATCTAACTACGAGAGTTATGCAAAACTTGTAACTGAGTACCATCGACGCAGGGAAATCATCTTTGCATCTGAACACGCAAGTAAACGAGCTTCTTCAGGAGATGTTGACCTAGAAGAAATCATAAGGGATTTAAATAACTCTGTTACGTTTGTCGATTCCGGAAACGAAACTGACGATTTATCTAAATTAATTTGGAACGTCACGACAGATGCGATGGCGCGTACAGAAGACAAGGAAGACTTTTCCATCTCTTCTGGATACACAGACGTGGATTTGATTACTGGTGGATGGCGTAACGGAGAACTGATTATCCTTGGCGGAAGACCATCAATGGGCAAGTCTAGCTTAGGGTTGCAATATGCGTGGAATGCAGCCAAGCATATGAGGGCACTCGATACAAAGACTGGCGTGTTGATCATTAGTGCTGAAATGTCTAAAGACATGGTTACTGCACGAATGTTATCAATATACAGTGAGGTCGATAGCCAAGTCATTCAGACAAAGAAACTGAATGAATACCAGAAAGATAAATTACACATGGCTGCACGTGAAGCCAAGACTCTAAACATACGGATTGTCGCAGACAAGACCGTGACACTGTCTGGTATACGTGATGCTATTCGTAATACACAGAAGTCTTTCCATGTAGGACTAGTAGTCGTTGACTACCTACAGATGATAGCTATGCCGTCTAGTTATAAGTCAGAGAATAGAACTCGTGACATTGGCGTGATTAGCCGTGGATTGAAAGACATTGCTAGAGAGTTTGCATGTCCTGTTGTTGCACTATCGAGTCTCTCACGTGCAGTAGAACAACGGCAAGACAAGAGGCCTATGATGTCAGACCTAAGAGAATCTGGCGATATTGAGTCAGATGCAGATGTCATACAGTTCATATATCGAGCTGGTTACTACGAGAAGAAGCAGGATAGCGACCATGACGAGCAACCAGATAAGGCTGAGGTGATTACTGCAAAGAATAGAAATGGCAGAACCGGAGTGTCGCTACTTGAGTTTCAACCCCGGTTCGCTAAGTTTGTTGACTACGGATTAGACTGCCTTCTTTAGGTAGACTTTTTTGTGGTCACTATTGACAATGCAATCAAGGTCAAAATTACGAGCAAGATCCCGTATTGCTGCATACGATTTACCGTCTCGTAAAATACACTGAACGGCCAGTACTTCACCATTGAGGACTGGCCCGTCTTCCCAAGACAGTACAAAGTTGTCCCCAAGGATAAGCTTAACAAAGTCACGCACAGGCGCATACGTCCGTCCGTTTTCAAGTAATGGAACAATGTGTTTGTCTCCGTAAACAATCTTCCAGTCAGTGCCAGATTGCAATAACGACCACGGGCGTATGAAATAGACTAAGTCTTTTCTGCGATTGCCATATAAAGACCTGTGTGCAACCTCATAACCATTGCGGCTACCATCATTGTTGCTATTGCCTTCGATGGATTTCCATATACCGTTTTCATCTTGTCCTTCAACAACGCCAATGTGAAATGCATCTTGTCTTCCATTACTAAGAGTTTTGACTAACAACATTAGATCACCAGCTTGTGGAGATCGATGTAGTATGCCGTGTTTCTTGGCAATAGCAAGCCAAACATCACAGTCCGCACTAAAACAAATAGGCCAATCTAATCCACTTTTTGTTTCCCATTCAAGTGCAATACCACTTACGAAAGATGCGCACCAGAAACTGCCTATTGGCGCATTAACGTTTGTGTTCCATCGATCAATCAATGGGCCACGATTGCTACCATGTGGTTGCTCAGCGGTTCCAATATACTTTTGAGCTATGTTTACAAAAAGTTCTTTACTCACAGCTTATTTACTCCACCTTCACCAAATCCAGTTAAAACACCACTTATTCCAGAATCATTCATTACATCGAACATATTTCTGTATTTTGCGCTTTTACGCATTTCTTTTAAGCGGTTTCTGTTAGTTGTTCCTTCAGACCTAGCATCAAGCCATGCTTTTTGGTAGTCATCAGTAACATTTAAGTTAAGTCCGATCAAGTTTGCAGCAGCTAATAATGGGAGAGATTCATAGTTCTTGTCATCAATAATATATAAATCTTCACCAGACATCGCTCTCTCTAAGTCAATATCTTCTTCTAAAGATGCCATTTGAGATAACTCATTAATAGTAAATGCAAGTTCTGTAGCAAACCTAGACATTTCTGGTGGAGACATACGCAATATCTCTCCAATAAGTGGAATATTGCCATAACTCTCAAGTGCTTTTTTACGCATTTCTCTATAGCCAAGACTATTTTCAAATGCAGCTCGCCCAACATAATCTTTGCCAGATGTACCAATTTTTATCAAGCTGAGTAACGGGCTGATTGCATTTTCTACATATTGACTCAAATACCATTGAGCTATATTCCCAACAGTTCTATCGCCAGCCTTTACTGGACGTAATGTCTGACGTGTTATGCGACCAAGTGCACCGGGCATAGAAGATGAATATGTTTTACCCTTATGTTCAAACGTCATCATTCCACTAAAAGCATCAGTAGCCGTATCCATAAGGAACTTAAACTTATCTGGCTCTTCATCAGAGTTTTCTAAAACCGTTGCAGCAGCTTTTCCAAACGCCAGTAGTTTTAATAATCTCCAGCCAAGAGGGCCAACAATTGATGAGATAAATCCATCACGAAATTTACGTTTAATATAAGCATTTGCATAACCACTAAATTCTGGCGAACCCATTAGTACACGTTGTTCTGTCGTTGTATTAATGCGCGTCGTTGATCCAGACAACTCAAGTGCCTTGTTTGCTAACTGTTTAGCACCTAACAAAATATGCCCAACACCCGGTGTTAATACCATACGAGTTTTGGAATACGGAGCAGATAAGAACATTTTAGAAAAGGCAGATTGAACCTTATTCATCTGATCACTACTACTAAACTGTCCTTGGTCATTACCTCCAAGTAGATTAACTGACCATGCAATATCACCTAGTATCTTCTGCTGATATTGTTCTTGTGTACCAATAAAATCAGCTGGTCTTCCAAGTTTTATGACGTTCTGATATTCATCTTGGAAGGCCATGATTTTTGCTAGGTCTCTATAAATTACGTTAGTTCTTTCAAAAGCTGATAGACCCGGAGCAATTTTCTTAAACACAGCAGTGATATGTCCCTCACCAAGCATGTCATCAAAGCGAGAGTTTAATGGAATATCTTCCTTGCGAATATTCGGATT